AAAACTTAATATTATTTGTGAAAACGATGAAACCGCTGATTCTGGTGAAATTGTAGTCAGCAACTATCAAACGCGTCATTATGATATGTGTCCTACTGCCACCAAACTATATGATGGCATTGAAGAGCAGGTTGATGATTTAGATTTAGCAGAAAGAACTGCAAAAATGCAAGACGTTCTTTTTTATCTAGAAAAACACACGGTTGAAGAAATGAAGTCAGCCACGCAGGAAGATGTGATGATGGCTGAAAATCTGGCTGAGCAGATAATGGCAATGGCTGATATGATGAATCTAAAAGAAGAGCACAATTATATTCAAAGTCATGTTGATGCAATAAAAGAAGTGACTAAATAATATTATGATTGATCCAATTTATAACGCAATTAACGCCTTGGATGACATTTCCAATGGCAAAAAAGTAGATAACAAGAAATCCATGAGTGAAGATGGTACAAAAGATATTACTAATATCTTGAATCGTTTTGATACACTCACCGAAGGTAGGGCCACGCAAGAAGCAAGACAAGTCCCAGAGGCAAAACAACTTCCGGCAGATTTTGAGCCTGAAACTATTTCTCCAGTAATCGGTGAACCAGAAAAAGACCATCCCACGAAAGGATATTTTGTTGGTGGAGAAAGTGAATATGATGATAGTGGCAGTCGCGATACAACCGAGGCTGTTAAAAATGCAATCATACGCAGAATAGCCATGCAACATATTGACCTGCTAACCAAGTATGGCCCAGAAGCAGTAATGGACGAGGTTGAAGATTTAGCAAGCACAATGGATGATTTAGATGAAATTGGTTCTTCTGATGTTTCTGCATTTGTTAAAGAAATAAAAAACAATCTAGAAAGTTCTGAAAATATACAAACTAAAGAAGATGTTGTTTCCGATGAACCTATGAAATTGGGTGATTACCTAGATAACTTAGCCAATACCATTAGTAAAGATGCAGAGTTAAACAAAGCCGAGGTTATGAAAACTGATCCCGGCAGTATTGGCCCATCAATAAAAACTTATACTACAGATGATGGCCAAGAAATTAAAATTCATGGCAACGAAGATGATGGCTTTCGCATTTCTATTAAAGGAAAACCAGCCAAAAGCACATTTTCAGAATTAGATGAAGCAACAATGGCTTGTGAGACGTATATTTCCCGTAAGTTCAATGCTTCTAAATAATGGCTGAAAAAAAAGAATTTATTGATTATGTTGAATTTTACATAACAAACTCTTGCAATTTTAACTGTACTGGGTGCAATAGATTCAATAATTATGCATTCACAGGCCACCAACGATGGGCTGATTACAAAGACATATACAGGCAATGGGCTGAAAAAATAGAATTTAATGACTATTATATTCTAGGTGGGGAGCCCATGAGCAATCCCGATTTGCTAGAGTGGATAACTGGCATAAGAAGTTTGTGGCAGAATACCAACAATGCTGTATTAGTAACAAACGGCAGTTATGAAAAAAAATTTAATAAAGAATTATATAATGTCTTAGTTGATACAAATACCAACTTAGAAGTGGGGGTGCATAACATAAATCGCCGAGAACATGTCTTAGAATTAATTTTAGACTTTATTGCACACCCGGCTCATATAATAAAAATTCCAGACATAAATTTGACTCCAACATTTGAACACTTGTCAAATTCTAATTACGTTTTCTTTGATGTCAAACACTCTTCGATACCTGCTAAACCACACGAATTAAAATCTCTGATTGAGTCATATAAATTTTGGGAAACGTTCAACGAGTTTTATAAAATGAACAGGACTGATCTGTGGCCAGAAGACGTCAAATCAATGAATGATTGGAATAATCTTGCAGATTATATGAAAGACGAATGTTTATCTCGTTATAACTTTAGTCCAGAAATAGAACAAAATTTCCAACTCGAATATGTTATAATTGACGCAAATAATCTAAAAATAAACATTAATCTAGAAAACTTTTTTCATCAAGGTGCATTAGTAGCACAACCAGAAAAAAATAGTTTTACTTTGCATGATAGTGATCCGAATATAGCACATGATATCTGCCACACAAAAAATTCACATCATTTTATTAAAGGAAAATTAAATAAATGTGGAACATCATTTTTGTTCGATGAATTTGACAAACAGTTTAACCTAGATTTGTCAGAAGAAGATAGAAATTTAATACAAAATGTTCCAGTTGGGACAGTTGATATGTCTGGCGAGGAATTATCTATTTTTATTGAAAATCTAAAAAATCCAATTCCACAGTGTAAATTTTGTCCGCAAAATTATGAATTTTCAGAATTATTTTCTTCATCAAAAAAATCAGTTTTTGGAAAGAAAAAATAAAAATAAATACATTGCTAGGAAAAAAATATAATGAACATACAAGATCTATTTGAAAATGATGATGAAAAAAAAGGACAAGATGTAGCAACGTCTGATCGTATGGAGCGTATTCTTCGCCAATTGCGAGTCAGAAACCCCGGTGCTGGAAATGACCTTGAGGCTTTGTTATATGATTTTGACAGAAGTCAGAAAATGGATCGTCGTGATATATCACGCTTAAGTCAAGAAAACGAAACTGCTGAACAGACGATTGACAGAATCCAAAAAGAACTAGATCAATTAAAAAAGCAGCGTGGAATGGCTGAATCTTCCGAGATGCGTAGTAAACCAAAAAATGTTGCTATAGAAATAAATGGCAAAGTATGGAAAGTTATTCCCGGTGAGTCAGATTTTTCTCCTATTGCGATGGATCGTGCAAAAAGAATGGCAGAAAAAATAAAACAAAACAGCAAGTCTGATTCAAAGCCAGATATTAAAGTATACCTAACCTCTAAAAACCCAAAATAGAATGCACAGATGAATCAGTCTGGAAATCAAACATCTGAAAAAGTCCGCTACATTTATGAAAGTACAGATGGTGGTAGAACAGTATATCGTCGAAAGCCCGGCAGTAGTTTGCGTAAAAAAATATCTGTTACTACAAACGAACAAAAAATAGATTATGAAACTTTTTTGAAAATTTCTGAATTGGCAAAAACTGATTTAGCGATGCAAAATATATTGGATCAATTATATACATATTGGCTTCTTAAACATTCATAGTTTCAACCCTTAGGACCGTTTGGGTTGTGGAAAGGCGGCTGCTGCCTTTAAAACAGATTGCTACCCTGTTTTATAAAGTGAGCATTTTTTCTTATAATCATTCAAAAATACATTGACACTAATATTCAAATGCTATATACTGCTAATATTATACCACCAATGAAGGAAAACCATGTCACAACATTTTGACCAAGAACAAAAAACCAAAATCACTCAGGTAATCAACGAAGGCATGCAAGTTATGCATGAAGTTGAGTCTCTTAACACAGGACTAACTGATACTGTAAAAGCAGTTGCAGAAGAACTTGATATCAAGCCGTCTGTTCTCAAAAAAGCAATTCGCTTAGCTCATAAAGCCAGTTTTACACAAGAACAAGAAGATCATGAACTTGTTGAAACAATTCTAACTACCGCTGGCAAAACTCTTTAATATTTTAAAAACCATTCTGAGTCGCTCACAACACGAGCATGAATAACGGTATAGTCGGCCATAAACGATAGTAGGAAAAAATGAGTTATATTGATTGTTTGTTTGATCGCAAACGAGACCGAATACATGTAGTTGGCAGAGACGCAGGAGAAAGGTATTACACCGAATATCCTGCGTCTTATGTCCTTTATTATGATGATCCGAAAGGAAAGTTTCGTAGCATCTATGGAACACCAGTAAGTCGGTTTAGTACAAAAAGCAGCAGAGAGTTCAGACGCGAACAGAATTCACATAGCAACAAACAATTGTATGAATCTGACATTAATCCAATCTTTCGATGTCTAGCAGACAACTATCTTAATGCAGAAGCACCTAAACTCCACACTGCTTTTTTTGACATTGAGGTAGACTTTGATCCGGAGCGTGGCTACTCTAGACCCGACGATCCATTTACACCAATTACTGCAATTACTGTGTATCTTGATTGGTTAGATCGCCTTGTCACATTTGCAATGCCACCAAAACATATGAGCATGGAAACTGCTACCGAAATTGGCAATAGTTTCAATGATACCTTTATGTTTGAACGCGAAGAAGATTTACTCCAAGCATTTCTTGAAGTAATTGAAGACGCTGATGTCCTTTCAGGGTGGAACTCAGAAGGATACGATATTCCTTACACAATATTACGGATTACTCGAATTTTAAGTAAGGATGATACTCGTCGTTTGTGCCTGTGGGATCAACTGCCGAAGCAAAGAGAGTTTGAACGCTTTGGTGCAGAGCAAACTACTTTTGATCTTATTGGCCGTGTTCATATGGACTATATGCAACTTTACCGCAAATATACCTATGAAGAACGACATAGCTATAGCCTAGACTCTATATTAGATTATGAGGGGTTGGGTTCTAAAACAGTGTACGAAGGAACACTGGATCAATTATATAATCAAGATTTCAAAAAGTTTATTGAATACAACAGACAGGATGTTCGTGGCCTTGCACAAATTGATCAGAAATTGCAATTTCTTGATCTTGCAAATAAGATTGCACATGAAAACACCGTTCTTCTTCCTACAACAATGGGTGCTGTTGCAGTTACTGAACAGGCAATTATTAATGAAGCCCATGAGCGTGGGGTAGTAGTTCCTGACCGCAAAAAAGACTTGTCCACTGAAGAAATGCAAGCCGCAGGTGCATATGTTGCACATCCAAAGCGAGGAATGCATGATTGGATAGGTTCGGTTGATATTAACAGTCTGTACCCATCTGTCATTCGTGCATTGAATATGGGCCCAGAAACTATTGCTGGGCAATTGCGACCAATTATGACTGATCAGATGATAAAAGAACGCATGTCAAAAAAGCAAAGTTTTGCAGAAGCGTGGGAAGGGCTGTTTGCAACACTAGAGTATAGTGCTGTAATGAACCAAGAGGTTGGTACTGAAATCACAATTGATTGGCAATCTGGTGAGAGTGAGGTTTATAGTGCTTCAGAAATATGGAAAATGATTTTTGATTCAAAGAAACCGTGGGTTCTAAGTGCTAATGGTACTATTTTTACATACGAGTTTGATGGTGTCATTCCCGGTCTACTACAACGTTGGTACGCTGAACGAAAAGAAATGCAAAAAAGTTTGAAGAAGTCAGAAAGTGATTCGGACCGTGAGTATTGGGACAAACGCCAACTGGTTAAAAAAATTAACCTTAACTCACTATATGGTGCAATTCTGAATCCATATTGTCGATTTTTTGATAAACGCATTGGCCAATCTACAACACTTACAGGAAGATCGATTGCAAAGCACATGGATGCATATACAAATGAATGTATAACAGGCAAATATGATCATGCAGGTGAAGCAATAATATACGGAGATACAGACAGTTGTTACTTTACTGCGTGGCCCATCGTAAAGGACGAGGTTGAATCTGGAAAAATGACTTGGGATAAAAGCACAGTCATCCAACTTTACAATAATATTGCTGAACAAGTTAGTGATAGTTTCCCAGCATTTATGGAGCAAGCATTTCATAGTCCTAGACACATGGGCCAACTTATCAAGTGTGCTCGCGAATTGGTGGCCTCACGCGGATTGTTTATCAAGAAAAAGCGATATGCCGTAATGGTGATTGACAATGAGGGTAAGCGTTTAGACAAAGACGGAAAACCCGGGAAAGTTAAACCGATGGGCCTTGACCTTAAACGCTCAGATACACCAAAAGTTATTCAAGACTTCTTAAGTGATGTGCTTGAAACCGTTCTAGATGCTGCAACAACAGATGAAGTTATTGAACACATCCGTAAATTTAAAAAAGATTTTACTACTCGACCGGGGTGGGAAAAAGGTTCGCCTAAGCGTGTCAATAATCTAACTATGTATAGTGAAAGAGAAAAGAAGCACGGCAAAACAAATATGCCCGGTCATGTTCGTGCTGCAATGAACTGGAATAATATGAAGAAGATGAATTCTGATAATTACAGTACAACCATTATGGATGGCATGAAAGTTGTTGTATGTAAATTAAAATCCAATGCACTTGGCTGGACTTCAATAGCCTACCCAACAGATGAAACGAGGTTGCCAGAATGGTTTAAAGAATTGCCGTTTGATGAAACTGATATGGAAGCAACAGTCATAGACAAGAAACTTGATAATCTGTTGGGTGTTCTCGGTTGGGATATTGCCAGTGCTACCAATACAGAAAATAATTTCCAAGACCTATTTGACTTTGAATGAAAAAGATAAGCGAATTAATTAATCTAAAAAATTTATTACTTGATACCAGATGGGAAAGTTCTGTAAACGAATTATGTAATAGCATAGAAAAACTTAAATCAAATGTGGATTTTGTCAATTGTGAAACTAATATCGATAGTTCGCGATTGGCCGCTGTGCTGAACAATGTACAATCAAAATCAAATAAATCGGTGAATGAACTTAGTAACTATGTTAACAGTGTTAACTCTCTTATAAGAGAGTATGATGGTGAACTTAGAGAAATGAGTATGCAGCTCGATAAGGCATCTAATACAGACTCACCAGAACAAATTTTAAAGAAAATTTCGGACAGAGAAAACACACACCACGAATTTACAAAGTCTTTGTTCGCTGAAAGATGTAAAATATATAGTAATTGGAAATACCCGGGGATGCACATCCGCCCGGGGTATGGTACTTGGACAAGAAATCTAGTTGACTTAGACCCACTATATTTGGTAGACATACATGAAGATTTGCTTAATCCAGCAAAAAAACAGTTTAATGAAAATTATCGTGCTCGGTTGCGGTTTAAAACAATATCAGATGTAGATACTCCTGTATTTGGACATTTTCCTAATAATCAGTTTGGGTTAATAGTCGCAACAGAGTTCTTTAATCAAAAGTCACTTGGCACATTTAAACGATATTTTGAAGAAATTTTTTCACTGCTCAGAGAAGGTGGGGTGTTCGTGTTTACGTTTAATGACTGTGATTTTCCTGAAGGGGCTAGAAACAGTGAGCATTGTTATGATTGTTATACTCCGGGGGATGAAATTAAATCAATTATAAAAAACGCTGGGTTTAATATAATGAATAACTACAACAGCAACGGCACGATGTGTTGGATGGAAATTCAAAAACCCGGAAAAAGATATTCTCTACGCGGAGGCCAACCATTAGCTAAAATTTTAAATAAGGAGTAGCAATACCTAAATGTTTTTTTCGATATCCAAAACCAACAATAACGACGAAAGATTTGCCATACAACACTCAGTATTTGATTTTAAAATTCATTTAGACTCAGGATGGGAAGAAATTAATAAAAATGAAACAACTATATTTTTTAAAGGGTATTGTGATACAGAAAAATTGGAAGAAGTCGTAAAAGAGTTTATCAATGACAAAACTCCAAAATATACTGGCAATTTTTGTATCATATTAGCTGATAAACATAAAGTAGTTATTACACATGATATTAATCGTTCATTTCCATTAAAATATTATGCTAACAATTTATTGACTAACTTGCCGTATTCTGAGAACATAGGAATTGAAGATCATATATGGAGTGATAGTTTTGTTGAATACAAGAATTCAGGCATCAACAAGACATTTTTAAAAAATTTATATGATATTGATGTATCAAAAAATATCTCACTTGAAGAATGTAGCGACAGCATAAAAAACATTCTAATCACAAAAATTGATGGACTTAACCAATTTGTTGATACATCTGGTACTATTAATGTATTCTTATCTGGGGGGATAGATACCAGTATGGTATATTCCCTTCTTAAAAAATATTATAATAAAGATAAAGAAATTAATATTATTACAAAAGAATTTTTTGACTTTACAAAATTTACTGTGATGAATATGGATACCTTGTTGAAGCACCCAAATTTGTGGGGGTACAAATCTTTTCATCACTGGAAAGAAAAAACTCTTTATGCAACTGGTGGTATGGGAGATGAAATATTTATGCGGGGGCCAACTACCACTGCGTTATGGTGTGCGTGGAATGATATTAATCTTATAGAAGAATTTGAAAAATTAAAGTATTCATATCACAAAAAATATTTTTTACGTGATAAAAATACAAAAATTATAAATTACTACTGGAATAACAGAAAAGAATTACAAAAAGAGTATCCAAAATATTCTGATTTATGTCGGCAAATATGCAACATGACGAGCAATGACCATCAGCATTGGCACCTCGAAAATACTATATCTTGGACGCCATTAAAAGATACAGAAATATTAAAAACTATATTAAAACTGCCAAAAGAAATTATTTTACAACAAATTATTCATGGAATAGTGGATATAAAGATTATTTCAGAATTATGCCCGGGTTTAGAAAAATATATTTGCACCCATAAGAACGACAATCAATATAATAATCTCGTAAATTATCAACCATTTCTAGACAAATTAAACGATGCTTGAATGTAAATTTATAACAAATGGCATGGCAATACGATACGATGGGGTAATAAGACCATGTTGTGCATGGACAGTTGATGAAAAGTGGAAAAAAGAAAATCATTACAGTAAAATCACTGACATTGAAAACTGGCATAATTCCCCACAAGTATTAGAAAAACGAAAAATGTTAGAGCGAGGGGAGTGGCCTACCAATTGTGTCAAATGTCAACATGCAGAGGAATCTGGCAGAGATGATAGTATGCGTGGCAATGGAAATAATGCGTACTATGATTATAGTGAAAAAGACATTACAATAGAAATACGCCCGGGAAGTGTATGTAACTTTGCTTGCCAAAGCTGCTGGCCTGACGCTAGTACTCGTGTAAAACACTTTATGGACAAGGCTGGATTAATAGATAAAAATGAAGTTGATGCAGCATCAATAACAGATTTTGAATTTCTCACACCAGTCTCACACAGAATTAAAGATATTGTTTTATTAGGCGGAGAACCATTTTACGATAAAAATTGTTTAAAATTTTTGAATTGGGCTACAGAAAACATTAATGCCAACATTATGATTTTTACTAATGGGCTATATATTGATTATAATTTTATTGAAAAATACAAATCAAAAATTACTTTAATATTTAGCATTGATGCAATCGGAAGACCCGCAGATTACATAAGATACGGCAGTCAATGGGAAAAAGTAAAAGAAAACTATTATAAAACAAGAAAATATGAAAATACTGAAGTAAGAGTAAACATAACCACTTCAGCATATAACTTTTGTTATCTAGAAACATTATTAGACTTTTTTAAAAATGACTGGCCTGACTTAATAACATTTGGGTACGCAAGTGAACCACATCTTCAACCAGATGTAATTCCGATTGAAAAAAGATCAGTTATTGTTGAAAGTTTAGAAAGAATACCTGAGAAGATTTGGAAATCAAATATACACAAAGACCAACAGCACAACACATCTAATTCTATTAATAGTATTATAAACAGTCTAAAAACTAATAGTTTTAATATTGAACAATATGATTATTTTTGTTCTTATATAGAAAAAATGGACAAGGTCAAAAAAATCAAAATAAAAGATTATTGCCCAGAACTGTGTGATATTTTATTTCACCACAATACAAAATTCATAAATTAATAATATTTTAAAAACGGAGAAATTATGAGAGATCAATTACTAGATCTAATACAACACACCTATCACCTTGGCTGCATTGACCTTGTTAAAATTACAGGAACAGCAAGCGAAACAGCAATCAGTGCAGTTGCTGAAGATAGATCAGTTGTTGTGGATGCAAAGTATTCACAACCTATGAATGAATTTCAAGGAACATTTGGAATGCCAAACCTTGCAAAACTCAAAATTCTACTAAATCTTCCTGAGTATTATGAGAATGAAAAAATAGAAGTTAATCATCAAAGTCGTAACGGCGAAAGTGTTCCGGTAGGAATTCATTTTGAAAATGCTACTGGTGACTTTAGAAACGATTATCGATTCATGGCACAAGAAGTTATTACAGAGAAGTTAAAAACACCCAAGTTTAAAGGTGCAAACTGGGACGTAGAATTTGAACCAACAATGGCTGGCATTCAGCGGCTTAAAATGCAAGCACGAGCCAACTCAGAAGAATCAAACTTTCAAGTTACTACTGACTCGGGCAATTTAAAGTTTTTATTCGGCGACCGTAGCACGCACGCTGGAGAATTTGTATTTCAATCTGACGTGTCTGGAAATCTCAAGGGACGTTGGCTATACAAAGTAACGCAGGTAATCAACATCTTAGATTTGGTTGGCGATAAAACTATGCGTATTAGTGATAGTGGAGTTGCACAAATCACTGTAAATTCTGGTATTGCTGAATATAATTATATCTTGCCAGCATATACACAGTAATGTTAGATTTTTACGTCAAGCGTAGAGATTTTGGTTATAGTAGTGGATTCTTATCCCCAGACACAACAAAATTTTATATTAATATTCCAAAAAGTGCCAGCACGTTTGTTGGTTCTTGGTTGTTATCATCTGGATGGACATCAACAACAATAGGAAGATGGGGAACTAATTGGAATAATATTAATGAAGTTATAATTGTGATGCGAGATCCGCTTGATAGATGGATTTCGGGCATGTCACAATATATTAAAGGCAATATTTTAGAATCTGATAATCCAGAAAATTTTGCAGCCGACTACACAGATTTAACAGAAAAAATTATAGTGGATAATTTAGACATATTTGATGATCATGTATGGCCTCAGCATTGTTTTTTTGAAAACATTTTGCCCGAAGCCAAGCGAAAATACATATATGTCAATTCTAATCTTGAAGAAACACTAACGCGAGAATTAAATTTGGTATGGCCCGTTCCATCAGATGTTGATTTTAATAAAAGTGAAGATGACCCAGACTTAAGAGAACTAAAACAGTTCTTTGCTGAGCGTGTTCAAAAAAATAATAATCTTCGTGCTGCAATACAGAATATATACAAGCGAGACTATGAAATTATAAACAATAATTGCGTAGTTTGTTAAACTCACCAATAATGTAAAAGAGGAAAAAATGAGTGAAGCAGTAGATAAAATCTTTGATGATTTAGACAATTTTAAAGACTTTTGCCGAGACTATGGATATCGGTACAATGAAAAAGATCTTTATAATTGGAAAAGTTATGCATGGCAACAGTATAACAAATTTCTTAATGGCAAAAATGTAAAAAACATGTGGGAACAAGACAGCAAACGCTTTGGCTGATCAAAAGTCTGATATATTGTCGGTTGTTGTAACAGGTGCTGCTGGTTATATCGGCGGCCAGACTGTCTTAGAATTTTCTGATGCAGGATATGATGTCGTAGGGATAGATATTAAACAACCGCGAAAATCTGTATTACATGCAATGTCAAGATTTGTGACAGTAAATTTTTCTACAGATCGTGCAACTGACGAAATATCTAAATCTAATCCAATAGCCATTATTCACTGTGCAGGAAGCAGCCTTGTTGCACCTAGTGTTGATGATCCAGAGTCATATTACACAAATAACTTTATCAAAACAAAGCGACTGCTGGATAACCTGTTAGAAACCAGATCTTGTTCTAAGATTATTACCAGTTCAAGTGCCGCTGTTTATGGAAATCCTATTCAAACCCCTATATCTGAAAACTCTCCATGTGCCCCAATATCTCCATACGGAGAGAGCAAACTCATGGTAGATATGTTGCTATCGGCTTACCACAAAGCATATGGTATAGATTATGTTGCCTTTAGATACTTTAATGCTTGTGGTGCTGACCCACAAAACCGCCACGGTCAAGATTCAGATGCAACACATATCATTGCTCGTATCACCAATAGTTTAAAAAACGATAAACAATTTATCCTTAATGGAAAAAACTATGATACGCCTGATGGAACGTGTATAAGAGATTATATTCATGTTTCAGATATTGCACGTGCACACAGACTTGCAGTTGAAAATGAGACAGAATCTCGACCATATAATCTTGGCAGTAGCACAGGATTGAGTAATCTTGATATTATTAATCAAGCACAAAAAACTATTGACAAAGATTTACTTTGGAAATATGGTGAAGAACGCGATGGCGACCCAGACATACTCACTGCTGATGCAGAGGCATTTAGGCAACAAACTGGGTGGGGACCAACTTGGGGGATTGATGACATTATAATCCACGCTTGGAATTGGCAAACACAAAGCATAGGCAATGCCTAATTCTTACAATTCAAAGTTGGTTAACAATACACAATTTGTACCTATTGTGGCCAACGAAGATATTAATGACCACCACGCTGAAATAGTTGAGTGGTGTGAATATCATGGCATTGAAGCGAAATTTGCTGGTATGTGGATTGTCACTGACAAAGTTAATCAATACTCACTCTGGGAAATTAACGATCCACAACATTTAGTTGTGTTTAAACTTAAATGGTCATAGTTAGTAATGCAAGTTATAGTACATGAGTTTTATGTTTATGAAATAGAAGACCCAGATATTCATGCTGCAACATCCCTATATAACTGGGAAAGCACTGAAAAAGGTCAGTGGGCTTTTAAAAATTCACTTTCAACGCCGACATGGCACAGATGTCACTGTGGTCATTCGCTGGGGTGGAAATATATCGTAAAGGCTGAACTTGAAGGTGCAACACTAACTGAATGGTTATTAAAACACGAATCAACAAAATCCAAATATAAGTACAATTGAATGAGCTTTGACACCCTTTTTAAATTTGAAGAAAAATTAGCACAATATACTGGAGCACCATATGCAATAGCAACTGACTGCTGCACACATGCTATTGAATTGTGCATGCTTTATGACAATGTGAAAGTCACACAGTTTACTTCCCGAACCTATCTCTCTGTTCCAATGACTCTACATCGTTTGGGTATAAAATTTGATATGTTTGATCATATATGGACAGGAGAATATAAATTTGAAAATACACGTATATGGGATTCCGCCAGAAGACTAGAGCCTAGAATGTATCGTAAGGGTCAAATGCAATGTTTGAGTTTTGGTTATTCCAAGCCCTTACATCTAGGCAGATGTGGTGCTATACTATTAGATGATAAGGCTGCATACCATCTAATCAGCGAAATGCGTGCTGATGGTAGAGCACTTGAAAAAAGCCCATGGTCATTACAAAAACATTTTTACCTTGGTTATCATTATTGTCCAACCCTAGAAACATGTCAGTTGGGCATAGATAAGTTAGACAGGGTTGTCCCGCAATGCCAAGTTGGCAGTTACCCAGACTGCCGACAATTCATGTTCTCAGAACGCAGTAAAAATCTACATTCTTCACAATTAAGCTTATTCTAATTTTTTATTCTTGACAACAATAATGTCAGGATGTATATTAATTGGGTGTTCAACTTTAAACTCAATTAAAATGAAAAATTATACACCAATACTTTTCGTCTCATTATCATTGCTAACCGCCTGTGGTGGTGGCGGGGGAGCATCTGGACCAACAGTCAGCAATAATGTTCCCTCTGAACGAACAGTTATTATCGGAGATTATACGCCTGTTGTAATTGAGACATATGACCCGGTTGAGGGTGCTATTACCGCTACACCCGACGATGAAATCTATACACAGGATTTAAACAAATCTGGTGCAGAGGAAGTGGTCATTGCGGGCCGCAGTAGCCAGTCGTTTGATATGGAGACCGATGACATCAACACGTGGCAGAACTACGAAATGCAAGTCTATGGCTGGAACACCGGAGACTTTAGCAATGAGACGGAGTCATGGTTTGAAGGAACTGAAAATAGTATCTTAGGCACTGAGCCTAGCGTTCATTTTGCTGACTTTGATGGTGATGGCCATGTAGATATGGCTGTTCCACATGGTACAGACATGGACCTTTATGGGCCGAGTCATGTCTATTTTAACACTGGTTCAAGTTCTTTTGAGCGAGTTCAAATAGATCACAAGGATACATGGGCCCATGATGCGGCGGTTGCCGACTTTAACGGAGATGGGTTTGATGATTTTCTCGTAGGAAGTTTTAGGGGAAACATGTCACTTTCGCTCGGAGCAGCGGATCGAACTTTTGAGATGTATCAATCTGATAATTCCCCCACCGGGGTTGGAATTGCAGTTGGTGATTTTTTAGGTGACGACACTGTTAGTATTATCACAACCGCAGGGGGGAACAAACAAGAATTATATACGTGGAATATTGAAAATGATGAGTTAGTGTTAACTCGTGAATCTGTTCTTCCCGATGTTCGATTTGAACTCTCTAAATGGGATGACGAGCGAGCGGCACAAGAGGACGAGTATTCCACTATCAGGGCTATCACGTTTGATTTTGATAATAATGGCATCGATGACGTTGTTACTATTAGTACTCTTGATAAAGATGATAATGTTCATGGTTATACCGAGGTTCAATTCCTTCAAAACGACGGTTCTGGGAATTTTACTGACGTAACTGATAATATTTTAAAAGATTTTGATACTAATCAACTTGCCCCGTACAATCCCGTATTGGTCGATGTCAATGATGATGGATTGATGGATATTCTTTTAAGTAGTATTGCATTTGCAGAAGAACCATCGACTTCAATTCTTGTCCAAGAGGCAGGAGGCACATTTAGGGAGCAATTTGTCGATGAATTTTCGGCGTATAATGACACTCTCAATAGTTTAGGCGACGACAACTTGGTCGCTGACCCAGTACATTCTATAGTTTCCGGCCCTGATAATACTCGTTACTTGGTGAGTGTTGGGCTAGTTACGGACCAAGAATCAGGAGATTATAAAAATCGTGTTTTCTTATCGGAAATTGGTAATGAAGGGACAATCACAGTCTCAAATACGGTTTCTGCACTAAAAGCCCAGTGGCCATGGATAACAGATTCACAGGCTCAAGAGATTCTTTCTCTTACATCCTCGGGAATAGTGGAGGGAATGCCTGTCATTGATTACTATAAAGCGATGTCTCCTGTTGGAAACTTGTCCTTAGTAAGCAAAGGTGGAAAGAAATTTTACACTATTGCGGGTCACGTCTCTGGTGTTAAATTAGGTAATAACGTCCCTGTCTTGGCCACAGATAGTGTCGGCAGAACCTTCTCTGTCAACTTAGATAGGTCTGTGTATACAGCAGCAACCAGTTGGGATACATATACTAGCCACATTGATCAATCCTTTGTAGATTACAATGTGCGGTCGTCTAACCTAGTGGGTGGTAAAAATCTTTTATTGGGTGGGGTATCTCTGCACCAAGAGAATGCTGATTTAAATAATTATAGCCTCTCGCTGCCAACTGTAAAAATTAGCGAAAACGCATTTTTGACAGCATCATTTACCGAGGTAGACTTTAGCCCATGGTTAAGTATGTCTGGCATATGGGGAGAAGTAAATAAATCAAATATTACAGAAGGAACTCTAACTGTAAAAGAAGGCAATTGGATAGCAAATACTGGAATCATGCATACCCAAACAAGTATTAATCCGGGATTAATCACGTCTGTTAATGACATTTATGCAGCGTGGGGGGATTTTGGATGGCGACACAAAAATAACAAATTTGGAGTATACGGTGGTATTGATCCAGTTGTTGTTTCTGGCTCCGTTAATGTCTCATTGCCAGAGGCCGTAGATAATAATGGCAATGTATCGTATTCCAATAATGAAATTTCATTGTTTAGTGTTAACAATTACTATATTAGAACGCATGCCGAGCATAGCTTTTCCGATGGTTTGAGTGTAATAGCTAGTGGAATTGTTAGGCAAAATAATAAAAATAATCTCGTGGTTAACGTAAACTGGGAATTTTAAATTATTTTAGAATTTATAATTACTTTTGGTAAGTATTTGCTATGCAATTAATATCAGCCGACTCAACACTGGGCATTTCAATATTGTTACCGACACGCGGCAGAACTGAGCAATTATTAAAAAGCCTCAACAGCCTAATAACGACAGTGTCTGATACTTCTAATATAGAAATACTTCTTGCGTTTGATAGTGATGACACAAAAAGTTTTGAATATTTTAGTACTAATATTATTCCCGAATTGGAAAAATACGGGGTTTCCTATACGGCACTGAAGTTTTCTCCACTGGGGTACACTCGCTTAAATGAATATATAAATCACTTGGCGGGACATGCACGGGGCCGATGGTTATTTTTTTGGAACGACGACGCCGAAATGCAATCAAAAAATTGGGATAAAGAATTTTATAAACAAGATGGAAATTTTCGTGTACTAGCGGTGCACACTCATAATGAACATCCATATAGTATTTTTCCAATTGTTCCCATTGAGTGGTATAAATTATTAGGTTATTTGAGCAGACATCCTCTAAACGATGCAGAAATTTCACAAATTGCATATGTATTAGGAATATTTGAAAAAATTGATGTGTGGGTTGAGCATGATCGCTTTGACTTGACAGGCAATAATCATGACAATACATTTGAGTCTAGAAGACTTTTAGAAGGAAATCCTGCACAACCCGGAGATATTGCACACAAGGATGCAAGAACAAAACGATACCAAACAGCGGATCGGATTGCGTGGTTTTTAAAAATGCAAGGTATATCTGTTAAGCCATGGATAGATTATTTGACCGGCGAAAGAGATCCATGGGAAGATATAATGGCGGCTGATATAAACAACCAAATGCAGTTAATTAATTTAAAAAAATACGATCAAGAAAAATAGTTGTATGTCTAAAATAGTTTCATTTGGTGATAGTTTTATATTTGGATATGAAATACCAGAAAATTATGATGGGTCAGCAGGTTGGCCAAGCCTAGCAGCCAAGAAACTAGGCATCCAATTTGAATGTAAAGCATCACCGGGCTCAAGTAATCAATCTATAATGAGAAGAATTTTAGATTATTATTCAAAAAATGAAAACCTAGACGACATAGCAGTTGTAAATTGGACATGGACTCATAGATGGAGCTACTTTGTTAATCAGCACAATTGCAATACATGGATAAATTTTGGACCAACAGTCTACAAATATCCATTTATAAAAAATCAAGAAATTGAAAATGTTGATTTAAAAAATCAAAAGCTTTATGATCCCATTGAAAATAAAATTAAAAAATGTGATGTTGACTATCAAAAGCAACTAGAAAGCATGTATATTGAATACATTAGCGATAACCAAATGATGAACAAATTTAATTCATTGCAATCAATTTATTGTGCCACGTCATTTTTATTGAATAAAGGTATAAAATTTGTTCAAACTGATATGGATAGTGAAATATTCGAAACTAAATGGTTTTGTGGTGGGTATATATCTGAACTTCAAAAATTCATACTACCCCACATAAATTCTTTTGATAATTTAAATTTTTTGGATTGGAGTAAAAAAAATAAATTTAAAGTTACAGACCCGGGGTGGCACCCACTAGAAGATGCCCACCTTGCTGCCGCTAAATATTGGTTACCAACATACAAAAAACTTTTAGATTTAAATTAAAGATACTGTTTGACTAAGTCTAATTTTTTATCATACGATTCAATCCAGCCAGTAAAAGAACTCATATCTATTTCACTTGCCTCATCTTCTTTGAACTTATATTTCACTGCTGGATCTTTCTGAGTAATAGTTTTGTGTTCTTCTTTTAATTTTTTAAGAACTTCAACGAGATCAGGCGTTAGATGTTTTTCTAATGCTTCAAGAATCTTTTTGTATTGTGGTGATTCTGTGGGCTTAGGATCTTTGGATATTTCTAAAATGACATTTTTTGTTTCAATGACACGAGTAAAAACAGCATCTTCAACGTCAAATAAAAATGCAACGTCTTGTCGTGTCTGCGTTTTTGTGGTATCTTGCATTTGTTTTAGTTGGGCTTTTAAATTATCTACTGTTTGCAAATCATCTACAAGTCGATCAAACTTTGGTCCCAGTTTGCTATCAATTTGAGCAGTGATTTTTGTGTCATCACGATCATATTGTTTAACACCGGGAACACCAGCCGCTTCAACAATATTCATAAAATTTTTAATGTCATCAATCATAATGATATTTATTACAGAGAGGAAATAAAATATGACAAACCCATTTAAAGACCAAAAGACATTTATGACAGCATGTGATCAAACTGTTGGTGTTCATAACCAAGAACAATTTGATTTATACAGAACCTTAATTAAAGAAGAGGTGGGAGAGTTAGACGACGCAATCAATGCTGGCGACAGAATAGAACAACTTGATGCATTGCTTGACATTATGGTTGTAACTCTTGGTGCACTCCACTCCCTTGGCGTTGATGATGAAAATGCATGGAAGGAAGTTATTTCTTCTAATATGAGTAAGATTGATGCTGAAACAGGGAAAGTATTAAAAAGAGAAGATGGAAAAGTGATTAAACCAGATACATTTAAACCACCAAGATTGGATCAGTTTTTTCTTAATTAATTAAATATGCACATGAAGCGGTTTGTAAGTTTTGGCTGGGCAAATATAAAAATTTAATAAATCAATAGTATTGACATTATAATACCACTAGAGTAAAATTATTAACTATGTTTGAAAATATTAAAAAACGGTTTCAAAAACCAAAAGCACAGACTTCACCCACGCCACCCAAGCCAAAGAAAAGTGAGAAAGAGATTGCAGACAAAAAAGGTGAACCTTATGTTGCAATTTTAAGAATGGATGTAGATCCAGAAAATCTACATCAAGGTTCTTTCGAGCTTGATTGGAATGAAAAGTTTGTTACCAATCTGATTAGAGCCGGATATCAGGGTGAAACTGATGCTGACATCGTGGACCAATGGTTTCAAGCTGTGTGTCGCCATGTTGTTATGGAAACGTATGACCAATATGATGCCATGAATCATGAAACTTATGTACACACTCGTGATTTGGGTGATGGTAGAAAAGAAATTTCATGATACTTTATGTAAATGGTGATAGTCACACGGCTGCTGCCGAAGCAGTCAATGGCTATGCATTTGCCGAAGATGATGGGAAATACTTTTACAAAGGCAGATCGCCACACCCTGACAATTTAAAAGTTAGTTGGGGCAAACTGTTAGCAGATTCTCTCCATGCAGGATTTCATTGTGGTGCCGAGAGTGCAAGTTCTAATGAAAGAATACTACGAACATCCAGAAAGTGGATTGAAGAAACATATCCAAAATTCAATGATGAATTAATAGTTTTTATTCAGTGGTCTACTTGGGAAAGAGAAGAATGGTTAATAGACAACGAATACTACCAAATTAATGCATCTGGGAAAGATAATCTCCCAAAATCACACCAAGAAAAATATAAAGAATTTATATCTACATTAGATTTGCCAAGAAAAACAATGCATATACATAAAGATATTTGGAATTTTCACTGTGAATTGCTAGAAAAAAATATAAAACATGTATTTTTTAATGGAAATATGTACTTCAGAACGATTAATAATATGCAGGATTGGGGCATAAATTACATTGGACCTTATGAAGCTAATAAAACGTTTGATGCGACTTTAAAAAACTCTGGATATAAAACCGTGTCTCCAAATTCATGGCATTATGGCAGAGATGCTCATAGTTTTTGGGCAAAACATATGTTACAATACATTCTCAAACACAATATTATATAGGCAACCTATGCGATATCTAATTATCGACACTGCTAACACGTTCTTTCGTGCACGACATGCTGCATTCCGTGCGGCAGATACGCATGAAAAAGTTGGTTACGCAATGCACGTAACACTTAGTTCAATAAACAAAATGTACCGAAAATTTGGTGCAGACCACGTGGTATTTTGTTTAGAAGGCAAGAGTTGGCGTAAAGAAATTTATCCACGTTATAAAAGAAACCGGTCTGATGCTCGTGCTGCTCTGACAGAGCGGGAACAAGAAGAAGAAAAAGTTTTTTGGGAAACCTTTGAAGAACTTACCAACTATTTAAAAACCCAGACCAACTGCTCAGTTCTCAGACATGAACGTGCTGAAGCAGACGATATTATCGCACGATGGATTGATTTACACCCTGATGACAACCATATAATTATTTCTAGTGACACTGATTTTGTGCAATTGATGGCTGACAATGTTCAGCAATACAATGGAGTTTCGGGTCATTTAATTACAACCGCGGGAATTTTGGACGACCAAGATAAACCAGTAAAAGATAAAAAAACCGGTGAATTCAAAGAAACGCCTGACCCTGAATGGCTGCTTTTTGAAAAGTGTGTTCGTGGCGATGCCACTGACAATGTATTCTCTGCATACCCCGGTGTTAGAAAAAAAGGTACTAAAAACAAGACTGGACTTATTGAGGCATTTAATGACAGATTTTCAAAAGGGTTTTCTTGGAATAATCTAATGCTACAACGCTGGACTGACCACGAAGATGTTGAACATCGTGTATTAGATGATTATGAAAGAAATCGTAAATTAATTGATTTGCGGGCACAACCAGAAGAAATTAAAGAGGCCATTGATGCAGCAATTGCAGAACAGGCCTCTAGAAAAGATATCTCACAAGTTGGCGTTCGGTTTATGAAATTTTGTGGCCGACACGAACTAATCAAATTATCAGAAATGGCCACCCAACTTTCTGAGTGGCTAAATAAAACGTATCAAGGAGCAATTGATGATAAAAGCAACCCCAGTAATAAGTGATGAATTCTGGATTCTCAAGGAGCAAGACAGAAAAGTAGGCGAACTATCTGCCGAGCCAGATGGATCTTATTCACTACGAATTAACGGCCAAGTTCAGCCTCTTGGTAATGACCTCGAAGAAATTAAAAAAAATGCTGACCTTGACTTTGATGAAATTAATACTCAAGTAGTTCCCACACGCCCATCGACCTCGGTCTATGGCTTCCCCGCTGATTCCAAAGTGCATAATCCTGTCTTTGATGTTAAAAATCGCATGGCACTATATACTAAAGCAAACGATAGTCGATCATGGTATGCCGCGGGATATTTTAGATTAAAACAACATCGCGAGTGGGAAACTGTGTTCTGCCCAAAACTTATTTTACTTGAGCGTTATCCATATTTTGGCCCTGTTAAAGACCCAGAGGACTTTGAGTTTAAGTGAGTTACCCGGCAATCTACCGTTTTGTTGATAGAGTCAGGGGTGTCTCACCAACTGCTCGTGATTTTTCAATGTCTGTTGCTGATGCAAAAGCATTGCATTCTGAAGTCACCAAATTACTTTTGACGCTAGAACATATGCGTGACTCTGAAAATAAAAATAATACAGACTCCGCTGCTACATTTAACATTGGTGAAAAAATAGAACTTAAAGGTGGAAGTTTCTAGATAACCCGCAGTCCGTGCCCCTTTAGTTAACACCTATGATAAATAATGGTAGTTAAATTAAAGGAGTCACAAAGTTGTCACGCCCAAAGCCAGAAATACTGCTAGAGAAAACAGACAAAGCAACATATAAAACTGAGCAGATTCTTGCTGCTGATGGTATATGGGCAGTATTTTTTGATGGCAAGCCAATCAATCTAAAAACCGGGAATCAACTAGTGCAGTATCCCGGGCCAAAGTATGTCAAGGTTTCATTTTCAAACCAAGGACATGCAATTAACTTGGCAAAGAAACTCAACTCAAAATACAAAACTGATAAATTTACAGTGGTATTCCTAAATCAAGGTGAGCAAGTTTATCCTGAGCCACCCAAATCAAAAAAGTAAAATAACTCAACAGTTAGTTAAACTGCTGCCAGACACCGAATCGTGTGATTATAATGAAGCGATGAGTACTTGGTGGTATAACATACGAAAACGAGGTGGATTACGTTTGACTGATATTGGATTAAAAATATTCAAAGATATACTTGAGTTTGATACTTGGTCAGCCGATATTTCATCCAACAAGCAACGCGTCAATCAACGAATTTTATTGCAACTTGATAGAAACCTAGATTGGCCATATTACGTTGATAAAAAGAAACAAAAAATCCATTTCTTTTCTAGTCGTGAAGCAACACTCGCGACATTATATGGCGACGTCCATGAATGGTTATCAAAAATCGGGTAATTTTGGCTCCGTTTAACCGGATAAGAACAATCAACAAATAAATATTTTCACCAAAAAAGAATAATAATGAAAATAAGTATTGAACAAACCCCACGCCAGATCATGTCTCCATACGTACTTAATCATGTTGATTCTGTTAGTATCGTACATCTTCCAAAAAATCGTTTATCAGAAACACTGCATACCATAGCGGCTTTACAAAAACAAAACACAAATATTAAAATTATTCCACATATTGCTGCTCGTAGTTTAAAGAATAAAGATGAATTATTTTCAAACTGCGACAAGTTTGCAGAAATGGGTATTAAAGATATTCTTATAATAGGCGGTGGTACAAAGACTGGTCATTGTTATAGTAGTGCCTTTGGTGTCTATGATGATATCCTCAACAAAAATTATAAGTTCAATATGATGTGTGGAGTATATCCACAAAATGAAACTAGTAATGAAGTTGACGATAACAAGTACTCAAAATTTACACGTGGCATAACACAAGTATGTTTAAGTCGCCGACTTTTAAATCAATTTGATAACAGAACTATTGTAGGTGTTCCAAGCAATTGTTCAGCAAAAGAATTGATACGGTTTATTAAATTATGTGGTATTACTCGTTCTATTCGCGAAGCCATCCCAAATATCGTTGGGGCAAAATATATTTCATTTTCTGGTTTCAATACTGCCAAATTCGTTAGTGACCTATCAGGTGACCGCGACATCCATATCTTTAATTTCGGCAATCTAGAAAAAACTGTCCGCTCTCTACAAAAATTATTATAACCGTAGTTTTCTTATCTAAATACTTTTAAGAAAACACAGGTTATTATTAATGAAAAAGTTAAGAGATATAATTTTCAAATCTGCCGAAGCCCACTTTATTGGTCACATTAAAAAGCATCGTGCTAATGTAGAAATTTTGCTAGAAAATCCAGTTGGCACTGGAGAAGGTGCTGGTGATATTTTAGAAGAAATTGAAAAAGAGTTGGCTGAAATTGCTGATTACGATGACAAACTAGAGATGCTAAACAAATACTTTACTTAAAATAAAAACGAGCATCTGATTACCACTGGTAATCACAACGCCAACTGTAGTTATTGCTCCTAGCTACAGTTGTTTTCCCAGAGGTATTGTACATCCGCTCCCGTGCAATACCTCTTTTTTTATGTCAGCAATAAATACGGAAAACAGAGAACCGTAATGCACCATTTTAAGTCTGACATTTTTAGATACAGCGTCTTTTCAATGGTGCTATTCTATGCTGCAATAGTAATTGCCTACGAATATACTCAATATCAAATAAAGTCCGTAATGGTTGAACACATTGAATGGATTACTGAAAACACATCACTTGAATACAATGGAGAAACACTGCCGTCTGTAAAGCGTCGTACTGCAGATGAAATGGCAGCAATGTTTTATGGGTTAAATGAAGATCCGAATAACCATAGTGAAAATGATAGAAAAGTAGTAAAGAACAGCAACGTCAGTGCATTGTATAATTTTCGTACAAATACTCTATACTTTAAACCAGACTTTAGATTTGCCGATTGGGAAACAACACACATTTTAGTTCATGAATTAGTTCATTTTCTTCAAATGACCAACAATAGATATGGTGACAACCCTTGTATGCCACGATTAGAAGGGTATGCTTATATGATACAAACTCAATGGCAAAAAGAACATGAGCACCCCGCTGACATACCAAATGGCTTACGCATAATGACGTTAATTACAGCAGGTTGCTAGACGGGTTGACGACGCACCTTAAATTGATTACACTATAATTATTATTAGTAGATAAGAGTATATCATGCTTAAAACAGAAAGCATGCTTGACATTGCGTTTAATTCGCCATCAGACAAACATAAAGTAGCGTGTGCTTGTTATGACAAGCGTGGTCGATTACTTTCAACAGCATGGAATATGCCGCAAAAAAGCCACCCAATTCAAGCTCGTTACGCCCAGTTGGCTGGTATGGAAAAAAGAATAAATCTTCACGCAGAAATCCTAGCACTCATTCGTGCTCGCGACGATGTCCATACTATACAGGTAGTTCGCACTAGCCGAGCAGGTATGCCCAAGGCTTCTTTTCCGTGCAAGATTTGTATGGGATATATACTGGACACCAATGTGAAAGAAATCATTTTTCACAACCAGAGTGGTAATCAGATTATTGAAACAATTTAGGAGAATAAAATGAGCATGAATAAAGTAAGAGAAAGACAAGCACGAAAGTTTCAAGCAGAACTGGCTACTTTACTAGAAAAATACCAAGTGAGCATTAATTCTGTAGTGGGCGAAGGATCGGATAGCCATAGGTTATATGATAAAAAGATCGAGTTTGCTCCAATTGATCAACGTTGGAAAATGTGGGTATACGGGAACAAAGTTGTTTCGTCAAACCTTCAAAAGCTAACGGAGAATCCTGTAACAAATCATGACTAAACGAAAACCAGAAAAAATGACCGAAACCGAGTGGAATCGTTCAGTTGGTTATGGACGACCACCACGAGACAATAAATCTGAAAAGGAAAAAGAGGAAAAAGATATTAAATGACTATCACTGTAATTGGTGCTGGTATTACTGGCATTACTACAGCATATTATCTTGCACGGTCAGGCTATGATGTGCTCGTTGTCGACCAAGAACGATATCCGGGAATGGGAACATCGTATGCCAACGGTGGGCAATTAAGTGCGTCAAATGCAGAGGTGTGGAATAGTTGGCATAATGTAGCCAAGGGTGCTAAGTGGATGTTTCGTAAAGATGCCCCGCTAAAAATAAATCCAGCACCATCACTACACAAGTATTCTTGGTTTGCAAAGTTTTTATCTAATATTCCCAACCGAGAAAGAAATACTTTCAAAACGTGCGAGATGGCAATTGATGCACACGACCTGTATAAAAATATTGCAGAACGTGAAGGTATAGATTTTGATTGTGTAAAAGAAGGCATACTACACATATACTCCAATGATAAAGACATTCAACATGCACGCGAAACTAATGTCATTTATCAATCTGCTGGACTAGAACGTCGTGAAGTCACTTCCGAAGAAGTTTTTAATATTGAACCACAATTATCAAATTCCAGACGCTCTATAGTTGGTGGGTTTTATACAGAAGAAGATTTTACAGGTGACATTCACAAGTTCTGTGCAAACCTTGCACGTTGTTTAGAAACCCGATATGCCGTTCAGTTTGTCCAAGAAACGGTAGATAAGGAATCACTAGAACTATTTCAAAAACAAGGTCCCGTAATTGTTTGTGCTGGTACCGGAAGTCGTGACATTGCAAAACTTGTTGGTGATAACTTGCCAATCTACCCCGTAAAAGGATATTCTATTACTGTCAACGAGCCGGGCAATGGTCCTTGGGTGAGTCTACTTGATGATGAAACAAAAATTGTAAGTGCTAGGTTGGGTGATTCTAGATTTAGAGCGGCTGGTACTGCAGAATTTAACGGATATAACCGCGATATTCTAAAGCATCGTATTCAACCATTAGTTGATTGGACAGAAGACTTATTTCCACAGATGAATACAGAAGATGTAGTACCATGGGCTGGGCTTCGTCCAATGACACCAAATATGATGCCTATTGTTAGACAAAGTAAAAAAAATCCGAAAGTCTGGTATAACACTGGACACGGCCATCTTGGTTGGACACTCTCTGCATATACTGCCATTGACATTGCAAACAAAATACTCCATAATGATGCAAACAAATAATATCAATATGACTAATATAAATGCTAATGGAATAACGAACTCTACTATTGCAGCAAGTGAAATCGACTGGAACAAAAATGTGAGTTCGGGAATAAAAATTACTGACGCCAATCTTGTTATTGAAAATGGCGACGTGTTGATAGACAATTATAGTCTTTTAGAAGTACTCAAAAATATAGAAGAAAGATTAGCATTGCTGACACCGAACTCAGAGTTGGAAAATGATTGGGAAGAACTTAAAAATCTCGGCAATCAATATAGAGAATTAGAAAAAAAGATTTTAGAAAAAGAAAAAACGTGGGAATTATTAAAAAGATAAAACCACAAAACAACATGAAGAGAGAAATAAATGAATGAACTAGAAATTCAATTCGAAAAACAAATAGGTGGTGGGGCGACAGACCAGTTTATCTATGGGGTCGAAACACTCGCAGAAACTTTGGCAGATTCCACAGTTGAAATCAAAATTCATAAAGGAACACTAGATAGTTTTCCAGATAATTTAGAGTTTATAAGAATGATGTCTGACGCTACCCCTTTATTCAAGGAGATATAAAATGAATGAAGTAGAATTAGAAATTGAAGAA